GATTAGATAAAGCAGAAGAAATTGCATCACGCTCTCCGTAACTGGATGGAATATGTCGCCGCCGCCGGATCGCTTCCGGCAGTAATTACCTTGTAGCGCTGCTGGGTTCCGGTAATGAGGTCGGGCGCCGTGATGATGTGATCCACCTTCGGATTATCAGTCACCTCGTTTGTCAGCGCAGTAAGCTTCAAATCGCCATGAAGGATATTCACGCCATCGATGCGATTCAGGCTGTAGCGGGACAGAACGCCACGGCCGGTGTAGGTGATAGTTTCGCTGGTAGACTCTTCCGTGACTGGATCAATCGGCCCCTCGATAACATAGGAGCCGGTAAAGTCGTTCACCGCGTCGGCCAGGTCAGTATCGAACGCCTCGGCGATGTCAGCCTGTAACTCGTCACGAATGCCCATGTATCAGCCTTAGCCATTCGGCAATAATTGCCCGCATAATCTGGTCACGATCGGCAACCTCATCAATGGACATTTTGCCGTCGGCGATATTCTGCAGCATGGCTACAGGCATCACATGCACGTTACCGTCAGGGGTGTAGATGCCCACGTGCGGTTTGTGGTCTGCCATATCGATAATGTTATCCATCAGCGATACACCTTGAAAGCAAGAGGATTGGTGCGCCACGGCTGAAGCAGCGCCAGCGCGAGTTGCACGTCCGCCGGCAGCAATGCAGTTGAGCTGTTTTGCCCGGACGCAAAGGTTCTCGACACCTTTACGCCGTCGGCATCAACCGTTTTGCTGGTCAGCGATCCGGATTCTGTCTGCTGCTTGTACAGCGTGCCTTCGGCGGCCGCCTTAGCCAGAAAAGCACCGGCCTGTTTCACCTCATCCGGTCTTGGGCTGGCGATGCATGAGAGATTCAGTGCCGTCATGTAAACATTAGCCTGCAGCACCGCCATCGTCTTCTTATCCGGCGTGGTCCAGTCTGGGCCGAGAATCTCGTCCACATCAGCAACGGTAATGTAAGTAGTCATCATCACCTCGAAAAGGGGCCGAAGCCCCTGAGAGTTACTGAGCGGCCTTCAGTGCATCCAGCAATTCAGTTTTCGACGCACTGGCCTTATATTCAATGCCTTTCGCGTCAAGCTGCTCTTTGATTTGCGCAGCGGTAAGCGAGTCCAGATCGTCAGCCTGGTCGCCTTCATCTGTCTGACCCACAACGTGACCGGTGCCTGACTCGCCACCACCGTTGTTATGTGCGCCAGAATCATCGGGCACAGTGCGGGCGTGGTCCACGCCGCCAGTTTCGCCAACGGTCTGCGGCCCGACAGTTACTTCACCGCCAGAAACGCCGAAACCCCAGCGCGCTTTAGAATCCGGGTCGATATAGTTATCTTTCGCTAAAGCCATGATGGCCTCCTGTTAAGCCCCGGATACACCGGGGCATCAGTGGTTATGCAGCGACAGTCGATGTCACAAACGCCAGCGGCACCTGCTTACGATCGAACTTGCGTTCCCAGTTGGACGCCAGCGCCAGGTCTGCCCAGTTGGCAGATACCGGTCGGGTGGTTCCCGGCGTGCCGGTGATAGTGGAACTGTTGAAGGAGTAGCCCAGCGGGTGCAGCACGAAGTTACGACGCGTCCACAGGGTTTCAGCGCCACCACCGTTACCGCGCGCTTCTTCGCGCTCGTAGGCCATATCGTCTTCGTCCGGCTCTTCGGCATAACCCAGCGCACCCGGCCCGAAGATAACGGACAGGTAGCGCGCCGGGCTTGCTTCAACCGGCGGTTCCGCATCAGGGTCGGCCTCTACCGCCGGAAGAACTGGCATGCTGTCATCAACCACAACGCGCATACCCTGGAAGCGACCAAACTCAGGGATCTGATCAGCAAGTGGGGTAAAGTCGATGAGGTTGAGGATCTGCAGCTCAGTGTGGACAGCAGAGTGCATGGCAATGACGCTCAGGCCGCCTAACTGGCCGGTATAATCGCCCATTGTGGCTTTTGCACGAATGATGGCTGCTGCACTGATGGTGCCACCGGCATCAACAACCATATCGCCGCCATTGCCAGCAACGTTGTCGTTATAGATGCCGATGGTGGTGGCGATCGCACGACGCTGTGCCTGGCGCTGCCAGTAGCTGGTCAGTCGGCTGGCGACGAACTCCAGCGGATCCTGATTGGTGATGTTCTTCACCAGATTCATCGCGTTCCAGCCTTCGTTCAGGTACGCAGCGCGCGCCTGCATATCGGCAGAAGTGACGGACAGCGGCACAGCGATGTCGGTATACACGTCATTCGAGTAGTTCGGCTCAATAGACGCGTCCAGATCAACCCACCATGGGATCGTAAAGGTATTGGACGGTGACGCCAGTAGCGTGGACATATCGCTATTGTTGGTCAGAATGCCGGACTGGAAAAACGCGGTACGCTCGGCGGTATTCACTCGCATGTAGTCGCGCAGTTCGTCGCGGAATACGACGTCAGAAAGAATGGTTGGCATTGCTTAAATCCTTATTTGGCTGCCCCATGCGCCGCTTTAAGTCGGGCATGTTCGGCGGGGTTGTTTCGGCGAAGCTCTACGCGCTCCATGCCGGTTAATTGCTCCCATGTTTTGGTAACCCGGTCACCACTCTTAGGCGCGGCCCCGCCGCCACCTGCCTGACTGCCGCGCACGAGGGATGCGTAACGCGGAGCGGTTTCAAACTCTCTCTGGAGATCGGCTAATGCGCTTACTGTAAGATTCCCTGAATCGTCAGTAACGCGTACCTAGCCTTCTGCCACTTTCAAACGCTTAGCGATGAACTCTTTGAGAATGTCGGCGTTGTCGCCGTCAGCAATTGCCGTGGCAATGCGTGTGGCCGCCAGATTGATGTCGCGCTGATGAATGGACTGTTCAAGCTGGCTGTAACGCTGCTCCCACTCCGCTGTTTTGGTCTGCGAGCTTTCGTACAACTGCTTAAAGTTACCCTCTGCCGCCAGACGTTCTTCCTCCTTGCGGCGGGCTTCTTCTTCAGCGGCGCGGCGACGCTCGTCACTGGCGCGCTTCTCTGCCAGTAACTCTTCGTTTTTGCGCTTCAGGCCCGATACATCTTCCGGTTGAGGTAAGCCCTCGATCTGGCAGATATAAACCTCACCCTGCAGTGCATAAAGGGCCTGTTTTGCTTCATCGAGCTGAGCATATTCCTCAGCGGTAAGCTGATACTTAAGTGGCATACATTCTCCTGAATGGATGTGTGCTGACCCTGTCAGCGTTAGATGTGAGGCTTATTGCTCTAAAGCAATTCGCTCTTTGAGGATGTTGTTATAAAGCGACATGGCATCGTACTGTTGCCGCATCAGCCGCTGACGATCCTTGCTTAGCTGTTTAAACATCTGGTTTGTCAAAATGAATGTTTCTAGCTTGCCCACTTTGTCACTCAGTTCAGCCTGCTCATCTAGCATGCGCTGGACGTGAGCCTCTACAGGTTTATCGCTCATTAATATTCCTTAGATGTGATCAATCGAGGCCGGCCAGCTCGAAAGCGTGCGGCTCAAGTTCTTTGAGTTGGTTAAGGGTGTACTGCTGGCCTGACTCGCCATCGACAAAACGATCCAGTGTCAGATCGCCTTTGCTGAACAGTTTGTAGCGTGCCGGGCCGAGTATTTCTTTCTGGAATGATGCTGGCTGCCGCGCCAGCCACTCGCCGTAAGTGGTTTTGCTGCTGACCTGCTGCGCGCCGCCCGGGCCAACTGCCGGACGAACTGAGCCGGGAATCTCCCGCGCATATTCATCTTTCAGCACCGGGATCTGACTGGTACGACAGCGCCAGTGATACGGCGGAGACGGGCCATCGAGCGGTACAATACGATGGTCGATGCTGCGGCAGAACGGCGTTGTGCGACTATCCAGGGTAGCGATGTCCCGTTTGCCTTTCAGGATGTCGTCATTATCCTGCAACTGTTTCGTCCGGGCCGATGCCGATGCATGGTTGGTTACCGTGCTGACCAGCGCACCGGCCTGCTCTTCATGCGACACGCCCAGCGACGTTAGCCGCCGGACAATCTGGCGCTGCGTCTCACCAAGCGAGTGGCCTATACTAATCTCGCTGATGATATCCGCCGTTTTCTTGTCGCCGAACTGCGCCAGCGCGCTCGCTATCATGTAACGCTTCCGGCCAGCACCCACATGAAGCTCAAGCGGATCATTCAGCACGTACTGAGCGATTAACTCCGCCGATGGTTCGTTGAGCTTTACAGAAGTTTTCACCAGCCGCCCGAGGAATGAGGAGTTGAATTTGTACTCATACTCAGCGAATTCGCCCAGGTCGAGTAGCTGCTGTTCTGACATGTCGCCATAGATGGCTTTCAGGTCTTTGCGCAGCGTCTCAAGCTGGCTGTTATAGCGGGCCGTGGCGTACTGGCTCAGCCCGTTACGGACCGTCTCTTTCGCCCGGCTGATGGCTTTGCGGATGAACTTAACTGCTTTGCTGGTCTGCCCGGAGCCGAAGCGCTGGACATACACCTGATGGCGCGTGGCCGTGTCGGTTGCGTAGCCTTCTGCGCTCATCACTCATCCTCGGTTACCGTCTCGCCCCCGGCATCAACCGGCGGTTCGTTTTCACGGTCGGCATCGATATCATCATCTGAGCGATCGGCTTCGATAACACCGGCCTGACGAAGGTTAACGCGAAGGTCTTTCTTCGCAATGAAGCCCTGCTGCCACAATTGCACCTGAGCCAAGATCATCTGCGCATCCATCGTCTCGTCGAAGAATTCCTGGTTGAGCCAGAAGGTCGTCTTCGCTGCGTCAGCGATGCCTGCCATATAGAGTTGCGCGTCGAGAATGGCGAGTTTAAGCGCCTCGCTGATGTTGCCGGCAATAGTACCCAGCACGCTGTTATCGCTGCTGTAGCGAATGCGCGCGGCCTCTGCCGTCTCGTTCTGCCCTGACTGCTGCACAATGCGCGCACCAATCATCAGCATCTGGTTCTCTTTCTCCTGCATCAGCTTCAGGGCAAGCTGGCTTTCGCTGGCCTGCACCATTATCGCCGTGCCGGTTTTCCCCAACGCGTAACCACGGGTAGAGCCTACCTGGATACCGTGCGGGTTCCACTTCTCGAATTCGTCCTGTGCAATGTCGGTCGTGAAGAACAGCGTTGGCTGGCTGCTGATAAAGCCAGATTCCTCCACCGTGGCGCTGTTGCCGTAGTGAAGAATATTCACCTCGGCAAGGTCTTCCAGCGGTGCCTTGTCGATACGGGAATCGTTGCTCTGCGCGCCGAAAAAGTGGAACGGGATGTGATCGAACGGCTTGCCAGTGTAATCAGTCGGCAGGACATCAAGGAAAGGCGTCTCATAAGGATCGCCCTCATGCCACAGGCGGTGACGATATTTGCCCTCTTCAAGCGTCAGCGCGCGGTACTGTTTCTTCGTTGTGAAGCTGAACTCGTCGCTTTCATCATCGTTGTAGCACTCGGCCAGCACGACCATAGTCAGCCGGCGAACGCCGTCGATCACATCTTCACGCCAGTTGATGATGCTGAACGCGTCGTAAAAATGAATGTGAGCAAACCGTCCTGCCGTCTGCGCGCGAGTCGGCCTGGTGCCTTCCGGTGCATTAAGCGGCGGATAGTCAACAAAAAAGCCACCACGCCCGGTTTCGAGGTTTTCGCCAGAGGACTCTTTCGATAACTGCTCCAGGCTGGTGCCGTCGCCGCTGGCGTTCTCAATGAGATATTTCACGGAATCCGGCAGGTCCACCTCGGCCGTCTTGCGGAATACCGCGCCAATCAGCCCCTGCTCGGTGCGCCCGGTGACGTTCAGGAACATGGCCCGTTTCAGCAGCGCTTCGTAACGCGCCACGTTATCTTCGTCGGTATTGGTCGGATCCGGCATCGGCAGGTACAAAGTGCTCTGTTTCTTCACTGCCTTGCTTCCGGCCACGCAGTCTTTGACAAGCTGCCATGACTTTGCGGCTTCCGTGTACTCCGGTCTTACGTGCTCATAATTCGCCATAGTCGCTTATCTTCTGAATGAAACTGGTGCATGAATAAGTGGCTTGATAATCGGGAACTGCTTAACAATGTAATAACCACCCCCGTCATTGGGGTGATCGTTATCAGCGGATTTATCAGGCTCGCCGTTCTCACCCCAGACCTGTTGCTCGAGGCTTTCGGTATATACCGGGCAACGCTTAACGTTCACCTTGTACCGGCGCTCGCCTTTGGCATTGCAGAACATCGCATTCATGGAGTTAATGCGGTCTTTGACCGGGGGGTTTGAGGCATTTACCACGACGCTGAACCCGGCGCTGCGCAACTGGGCCAGATCCGTTTCGCTGGCATTATTCGATTTGCGCGATTCGCCGGAAGCATCCGGGTAGATATAAATTTCCCTGACCTTTTTGTAATCAGCGCCGTCATAGAGCCAGAAGCGCTCTTTGATGATCCGGATAATGTCCGGCGTATCGTAAGCCTTGATAATTTCGGTGACCGCGCGCGGCTCGCCATCCCGCAGGACGTGAACAATCCCGGCCATCTTACCAACGTTGAAGTCCATGCCGATAAACAGCGGCTCCCCGGGCTGCTCAGTGTCTTCACAGTTATTCAGTCTGCGATCGAACTGGTGATAAATGGTCCCGCTGGTCAGGTTAGTGAACTGACCACGCAGATAGGCCTTAATCAGCTCCGGCGGATAGCTCGCCAGCAGTGAGGGTATGTAATCTTCCGGCAGGTTCGCTTCGTTATCAAACGTGGAAGCCTGCACAAGCCCGTACAGTGTTGCCAGTTCCGGCTTGTCGCGTACAGCTTTGACGAACTGCTGGTAAACGAACTTAAAGCCTTCAGGCGTCGTCGTAACATCAATGCCGTTGCGCAGGCCAGCAACTTTGTAGCGCATACGGGCAATGATTTTCCGCCAGGCCATTTGCGCTTTAGCAGCAGCCATGACATCGAGCTCATCAATAAGGGCGTTGCCGATCTTAAAACCTACGATGGTGGCAGGCTTCTCCATCGACCGGCAAATCGTAGTGCCGCGATACTGCCGCCCGGCGTAGAAATGAACCTCTTTGTTGCTCTCGTTAATTTTGACGCTCATTCCCCAGTCGTGCGCCACCTCTTCCACGGTCGGATAGAAGATGTCGCGGATCTGCGGATACGTCGGAGCAAAGTATCCCTGGTTAACCTTCGGATGCTCCCACATTCCTTTGCAGATGCCACCACAGCCAACCCAGGTTTTGCCGGAACCGAACCCGGCCACGTAGGCTTTAAACTTGTGAGGCATAGCCAGAAAACGCGCCTGCGGTATGTTAAGCGTCGGCGCTGTCATCGCGAACCCTCGCATCTACAACGTTAATGTTCACTGCTACCGGGGTTGGTTCGTCGTCTTCTGGATCGGAAGCCAGCTCCTTGCGAAGCTTCTCAACCTCCAGTTGCCGTCGCTCGATTTCAATCTGCTGCAGGCGTTGTGCAAATTCGCTGTCGGCCAGCCCCAGGCGCTTCATTACCGCTTCAAACATACGCTCGCGGCTAATGGCGGTAATTTCCACACCGCTCTTGCCAAGCTTTACGCCGGAATAAGCAAGCGCCGCTGCTGCGGGGAGTTTACGCGTATCAGGGAAGTAAGGCTGTCCGATGCCATCGCCATTACAGCGCGGGCATTCAGGGTTAGGTTCCTGCGTATGGTCATAGCCATAACCGCCGTCGTCGAGCGGTTCACGGCGTTTTTTCTCTACCGCTTCCAGCCTTCTTTCGTCGTACTCAACCATGTCGCGCCACTGATACTGATGCCCAAAGCCCCAGCAGTAACGACAAGCGCCGCGGCGATATTGAGAAAGCTCGTTAGCGTCGAATGTGGCGAGCTGCCACATCTGGTCAAGCACTTCATCAGCACTGCCAAGCGTGCGCACAAGGGACGCTTTTTGCTGCTGCGCAATGGCCTGCGCAACGTTAGGATTCGTTAGAAGCTGACGACCATAGTTTGGGTCGCTGTAACCTGCGCGTTCTGCGGCTGCCGTGGCGTTCTGGTCTTTCAGATATTCAGCAATGAAGCGCTTTACCTTCGGGCTCAGGTTACTGCCCACCAGTTCTTCTGCACATTTTTCGGTTTGCGCACTGCGCACTTTTTCCTGCGCAGATTTTTGCGCACTTTGCGCAGCAGGCTTTTTGATATAACGACGGGCGGTTGCGTAGTTCAGTCCCTGCGCTTCACACCATTCCTTCGGTGATACGCCGGTTTCGGCATTGTCGGACAGGAACCGTTGCTGAAGCTCGCCCCAGTCCGGTTTTGCCATGCTTGCTCCAATAAAAAAGCCACCAGCGGGTGCCAGTGGCTCAGGATGAGGTAATCAGGAAGGGATTCGAACCCTTGAGGAAGGAGATATAGGCCGTCTGCACCATCTCCCACCTTTTAGCAGCGTCACGCTTCGTCCGGATCGGTTTTACCCGACATCTCGCGCACCTGATTATTGTGTATCGACATTATCACAGGCACTCAGTGAATGCCTGCTGTAATGCCAATACTTGTACCATAAAAAAACCGCCCGTAGGCGGTTATCAGACTAGCTCTTTAATCTTCAAGTTACCCTCAAACAAAACTTCTTTGGAGTTCTGATTGGTAATTAACCCGCTCCAGTACTGCCTCGCTTTCATCAGCGTTTCGTCATAGGGCTCGATATCATTAAGCAGTAATTCTTCATTAGCAGAGTGCAAACTACCACTAGGTATCACCCTAAAAACGTTTATATCTTTCGCCGCTTTACCGATCCGGTTCAACCAAAACTGTAGATTCTCTTCACCTTGGGCCAACCAAATACACTTCTGCCTAGAAGGTAAATCATTGAACTCTTCTTTGCGGACATTTTCCCAAATTAGTTCACGGGTATAATTGCTGAAATACTTGGCCGTCTCATAACCCATTTTGGCGACGTGCTGAGAATTTGGGTTATTCATCCTCTTTTCTTTAATTTCTTGCAAGACGAACATACGACTTAATAGTTGCTGACCATCTGGAAATGTGACTATCTCTTTTGGATAGTTGGATGTTAAGTAGTAATTGAAATAAGGATTGATTGTAGAAGTAGTGAGCACATCACCAATCTTGATTGGTTGATGCGTTGACCATGGCTGACTTTTTTTATCTGCTATGTGGAAGTAATCCATACAGGTCCATCCTTTGGCTTATTGAAGCCATATCCTACCTCAAACACTGCTCCATAATGTACTGCTGGAGATATCTTACTTTGGCCTGGTCACTGATGATTCCGGCCCGGATATCGAGAACGTTTCGTCCAGCAACGTCAGAGAGTTCGATACTGGCATCATTGCCCACGCTGCCGGAGCTGGTGGGCTGGGTTGAGGCTGGCACTGGACATTTTCCTTTGACGAGCACCCGGCCACCATTATCAAGCCTGCGCTGCAAAGCAGCATTCTGAGCTTTGGCATTAGCTAATTCCTGTGTGTATTTCGCATCGAGCGCAGCAACGTCGCGCTGGCGCACCTGCATGTCGGAAATTGTGGCGTTCGCCGAGGCCAGCGCCTGAGTCTTTTCGTCTCGCTGCTTTTTGTATTCGATGGCGTTATCACGGTAATGGTTCACTGCCCAGCCGAGCGCCGCCAGCATGCCGACGAGCACCAGCGCACCAACCGCTTTGGCTTTAAAGGTCATCACTGCTCTCCGCAATGCACATTGAGCGTTCCATCTCACGCCGGTTCTGCAGTCCCTTCCACTTCATGCCACCTGCATATACCCAGCGGCGCATTTCATCGCAGGCCCCTTCAACGTCACCAGCGTTGAGCTTCTTCAGCATCGTGGATTTGGAGAAAGCATTAAGCCCGACGTTATAAGTGAAGCTGTAGAGTGCGGCGCGCTGGTATTCACCCAAGGGAATTTTTACCAGACCATCCACGCCCTTTTTAACCGGCTGCAGGTCATTCCAGAGAAAGCGATCACATTCCCGGTCGGTGTACTTCTTGCCCTTAACGATATCCCGGCCAGTGTGGCCGTCACAGACAGTCCACACGCCAGCGACATCTTTATAGGCCGTATATTCCCGTCCCTCTACGCCATCCTGGCCGCCGAGAAATACAGTAGCGATAGCAATGGCCCCGGCGCCCGCAACAGCAATCAGTTTATTGCGCAAGCCTGCTGATAAAGCCATGGATTAGCCCTCTTCCAGTTTATCGGTGGGTATATATCCGCGTGACTCCAGCGCCTTAATCTGAGCCAGTGACACTTTCCGTTTAAAGTAAAAATTGATGCAGAACGTCAGCAGGGCAACGACGATACCGGCAATCACACCGATGGCGCTCCATTCGTCAGGACTGAGCCTCGTCAGCAATCCGTTGGCAACAGTACCGGCTGACGCGCCGTATGCTGCGCCAGATGCTAATTTGCTCATATGGTTGATACTCATGATCACCTCCGGCC